CAGACTACAACTCAGGTTCATTTTGGATAACTGGTGATTATACCGGTTCAAATGCATTAATATATGATAACCTAAAAGTTAGTGGTTCTGTTTTTATAGAAGAAGATTTACACTTAGAAGGACACTTATTTTTAGGGTCTGGTTCAGATGATGATGTGGTTAGAGTACAATCAGAATTTAGTGGTTCTATTATACCTGATAATGATAAAACAGGTTCGGTAGTTTCTGATGCCACACAAGGTTTATATGATTTAGGTTCTACTACTAAAAGATGGAAAAATATTTACTTACAAAAAGATGCAACAGGTGCAGGATTCCTTTCGGGTTCTCATATTGATTTAACTGGTAATATAAAAGTTGATGGTGAGGGTAGATTTGGAACTTTACGAGTTGATGATTTAACAGATAACAGAATAATGTTAGTGGGTGTTGGTGGTGAAGTAGAAGATGATGCAAACTTAACTTATGATGGTCAAGATTTTAGATTAGCAAATAGTGATTATTACCAAATTGGTAGTGGAGCAACATTCCAATTCGATGGTTCTGGTATGGATATTAGTGGTTCTATTTCAAATTATGAATTAAGAGTTGATAATGGAGTTGTATTTACAAATGAATTTGGAACATTAGATAACCAATCTCAATTTACTTGGGATGGTGGTGTATTAGATATTACAGGTGGAGTATCAGCATCGGAAGATATTTCAGTTGGTAGACAAGCTTATCTAGCATCAGCAATGGTTAAAGATTTAACCGAAGATAGAATTACAATTGCTGGAGTAAATGGTGAATTAGAAGATGACCAATACTTTAGATTTACTGGTAATGATTTTATTGTAGGAGATTTAGAAAGATTTAGAGTTCAAGTAGCAAGTGGTAACACTTTCATTAGTGGAGCAGTTCAGATGTTCTCAACACTTGATGTAGATGCACAATCAACACTTGCATCTGTAAACGTAGAAGATTTAACAAACAATAGAATTGTTATAGTTGGAGCAGGTGGAGAAATAGAAGATGATGGAAACTTTACATTCAATGGTGCAGAATTAAACATAGGAACTGGTAACTTTACAGTTCAACAATCAAATGGTAATACACAAATATTAGGAACATTAGATGTAGATTCACAATCAACATTATCATCTCTTAATGTACAAGATTTAACAGATAACAGAATTGTTATAGCTGGTACAAGTGGAGAAATAGAAGATGATGCTAATTTAACATTTAATGGAACTGAATTAAATATTGGTACAGGTAACTTTACAGTTCAACAAGGAAGTGGTAACACTCAAATTCTTGGTACTCTTGATGTAGATTCACAATCAACATTATCATCTCTTAATGTACAAGATTTAACAAGTGGTAGAGTAGTACTCGCTGGAACAAGTGGTGAAATCGAAGATAGTGGTAATCTTACATTCGATGGAACAAACCTTACAGTAACAGGTAATACAATCGTTACTGGTAACCTAACAATAGAAGGTACTCAAACACAACTTAATACTTCTACACTTAATGTAGAAGATAAAAATATTTTAATAGCAAGTGGAGCAGTAGATGCTTCAGCAGCAAATGGTGGTGGAATTACAATCGATGGAGCAGATGCAACACTTTTATATGGTTCATCAGATGATTCATTCACTTTTAACAAATTACTAAAAGTAAATGGTAATATTAGTGGTTCTTCATTTAATGGAACAACTTTATTATCATCTTCAAACGAAAACTTCGCAGATTATTCACAATCAGTAGATTCACGATTAGATACAATAGAAGGACCTTTATCAACATCATTAGATTCAAGATTAGATGAAATTGAAGGACCGATGAGTACTTCACTCGATTCAAGATTGATAGAAATATTCGCAACAGGTTCAGACCATGAAACAAGAGTAGATTTAATTGAAGGAACTATGAGTAGTTCATTTGATTTAAGAATCATAGAATCATTCGCAACGGCATCAGACCACGAAACAAGATTAGATGCACAAGAACTACATAGTTCATCATTCACATCAAATGATTTAGATATGAATGGTAACAAAGTTCTATTTGGTAACGTTTACTCAACTGAAGGAGATTTACCAGCAGCAGGAACTTATCATGGTATGTTCGCTCATGTACATGGAACTGGTAAAGGATATTTTGCTCATGGTGGTAATTGGATTCCTTTATTAAATGAAAGTACCTTTACAACAGATTCAGCATCACTTGATTCGAGAATAGTTGTACAAGAATCATTTAGTTCATCTATTGATACTACAATAAAAACAAAATTAGATACAGAAGCAATAATAAGTGGTTCTGAATTTACAGGTTCAGTTAATATAACAGATACTATGAATTTAGCCGCACAAGACCCATTACCAAGTGGTAATATTGGTGATTTGGCGGTATCTGGTTCTAATCTGTTTTTCTATAATGGAGCATGGACTCAAGTAGTATAAACTATAAATCTGAAAGTTAATAAATGGCAGCAATATTACAATTTAGACAAGGAAGTAAAACGAGCTTTGAATCATCAGGTCCGTTTTTATCAGAACCATTCTATGATACTGATACTGATATACTTCATATCGGTAAATCTGGTTCTTCTACTATAACTCTTGTTAAATTAAATGAAATAAATAGTGGTTCTTTATCACTTAGTGGTGATTTAACTGCTTCAAATGCTACCCTTAGTGGTGATATCACAATTGGTGGAAATATTATCTTAGGTGATAGTGTTACCGATGATATCACAATATCAGGTCAATTAGATTCTGATTTAATTCCAAAAACAAATAATGCATATGATTTAGGTTCTACTACGAAAAAATGGGCTAATCTTCATGCAGTTAGTGGTTCAATTGATAATATTGATTTAAGAACAAACCTACCAAGTGGAATAGTAAGTGGTTCAGACCAAGTTTTAGGTGGAACAAATATAGTATCATCTTCTATACAAGTGATAAGTTTCTTACCAGATGGTTCAATTAGTGGTTCATCTCAAATAACTTATTCAGATATATCATCAATTCCAAGTAATATTATAAGTAGTTCAGAACAACTACCTGGTGGTATTATTAGTGGAAGTGAACAATTACCAAGTGGAATAATTAGTGGAAGTGAACAATTACCAAGTGGAACAATTAGTGGCTCAAGACAAATAACAGATGGAAGTGGTATATTTTCATCTTCATTTCAAGTAAACCCTTCTAGTATTCCTGGTTTACAATCTGAAGTTAAAAGAAAACTTGATATAGATGGTGTACTTAGTGGTTCGGGACAATTACCAGATGGAACTATAAGTGGTTCTGCTCAAGTTATAGGACATTTACCTAGTGGAACTATAAGTGGTTCAGAGCAGGTGAATGCCAACACTATAACAAACTTTGATACAAATGTAAAATCAAAACTAGATTCAGATGATGTAATTAGCGGTTCTGTACAAGTTGATGTGACTTCAACAACTAACTATTCATCGGTAGTTCAAACAACAGGTAACCAAACTATTGCTGGTAATAAAACATTTTCTAATAACATAGTAATAAGTGGAGATTTGAATGTTGATGGTACAACTACATATACTTCTACTAATAATGTTAATATTGGAGATAATATATTAGAACTTAACTATGGTGGTTCTGCAACAGAAGGTGGTATCTATGTAAAAGATGCAACTGGTGGTTCAACTACAAGTGGTTCTTTACTTTGGGATGCTACAAATGATTATTGGAAGGCTGGAATATCTGGTGGAGAAACTGAAATTTTAACAGATTCAAATATAGTATCTAAATTACCAAGTGGAACAGTAAGTGGTTCTATCCAAGTAAATGCAGATTCAATTACTAACTTTGATACAAATGTAAAATCAAAGCTAGATTTAGATGGAGTAATATCATCATCAGTTCAAGTAAATGCAAATACAATTACTAACTTTGATACAAATGTTAAATCAAAACTAGATGAAGAAGGTATAATATCAGGTTCAACTCAAATTTCACTTAGTACATTTAGTACAAGTAATTTATCTGAAGGATTAAATAAATATTATACTAATGTAAGGGTTAAAGATAAACTGGATGAAGAGGGTGTGATATCCGGTTCATCTCAAGTAAACGCAGATAGCATCGTAGCATTCGATGGTAATGTAAAAGATAAGTTAGATGAAGATGGTTTAATTAGTGGTTCATCTCAAATTAATTATGCCGATATATCTAATATTTCACCTGGAATTATAAGTGGCTCTACTCAGATAAATAATTTAATAATAGGAACAAACTACTCACAATCGGTTGATAGTAGATTATTAAATGGATTTGCAAGTGGTTCTTTAACTTCACAATCATTACATACATTAGTTGGACATTTTCCAACAAGTGGGGCTTTAGGTTCAGCAGCATTTTATAACGTATCATCATCTTTGGCAGATGACCCATCAACAATTCCAAACGTAAAAGCAGTTTACGATTACATTAATAACGTAGTTCAAGCAGCAGATATTACTGGTGTTTCGGCATCACTTGGTTTAAGTGGTGGTGGAAATGCTGGATATGTATCACTTTCTTTAGATACTGGTTCTGACCATTTTACAACTGCAGTTCAAGGAATTGCACCTCAATTACCAAGTGGAGTAGTAAGTGGTTCATCTCAATTTATAAATTCTACTGAAGGAAAATTTCCATACAGAAGTGGTTCTGAATTTGTAGATTCTGGTATGAAACAAAATGTTTCAACTGGTGTAATAACTTTTGAAAATACTGTATCTTTTGGTGGTGGAGTAACTGCATTTGATGCAGGTGCTGAAATAGCAGGTGATTTTCTTCCAGTATTAACTAATAATTTCGATTTAGGTTCATCTTCTCAAAAATTTGCAGAAGTACACGCAACTTCATTGTATGGAGCAATTAATGCTACAAATGGTGTAGTAAGTGGTTCATCACAAATAACAATCACAGAATCTCAGATTAGTGATTTAGACAAATATACTGATGTTGATGTAAAAATAAAATTAAATACAGAAGGAGTAATTACTGGTTCTACACAAATTATAGATTCACTACCAAGTGGAGTAATAAGTGGTTCTGCAATTACAACTGATGGAACTGATTTAGTTGCAATTGGAACTTCAACTTTTAATGTTGGTGATTTAGGAAGTGGTAATCAAGTATCATTATATGGAACATCTATATCAGGTCTAACTTCATTTGATATTAGTGGTACTGCAAAATCTTTTGATTATGTAGCTGCAGATATGAGATATATTGATACTAACTCTGGTGTAGGTATTGTACTTAAACCAACTGCGGATGCAGGTAAAGCATGGATTGTAGATACAGATGGAGATTTAGTTTCCAATACATCCAATACTTCTGTAACTGGTAGTGTTTATGGAGCTAATATTATTGCAAGAGGAGATTTAAGTGGTTCTAATTTACTATTAACAGGAAATATAACAGTAAGTGGAACAGTAGATGGAATTGATATTGCAACAGATGTAGCATCAAATACATCAAAGACTGGATATGCTGATTCACTTGTAAAAACAAAATTAGATGCAGAAGGAGTTATAAGTGGTTCAACTATTGAAGGTGATAGAACATTTGATGATAATTTAATCGTAGAAGGTAACTTAACTGTAAATGGAACTACAACTAGCGTAAGTTCAAATACAGTTAACATTGGTGATAATATAATCGTTCTTAACTCTGATGAAGGTGGTACTCCATCACAAGATGCAGGAGTAGAGATTGAAAGAGGTACTTCAACTAATGCTCGAATCATGTGGGATGAGAGTGAAGATTACTGGTCAGCTGGTGAAGTTGGTACTGAATCTAAAATCTTTACAGCTAATACTGATGGTGATTTAGATTTGAATGGAAATAAAGTTCTATTTGCCAATGTTTATTCTACAACAGGTGATTTACCAGATGCATCAACGTATCATGGTATGTTCGCTCATGTACATGGAACTGGTCATGGGTATTTTGCACATGGTGGTAATTGGATTAAATTACAAAATTATGGTGGATTAGTTTCAGGTTCATCTCAAATATCAATGGGTGGTGATATTAGTGGTAACGCTAATAATGTTACAGTAAATAAGATTAAAGGTATATCATTATCAAGTGATGAAGCAACTCAAATAGCAAAAATAGATTCCACAACAATTAGTAGCACTCAATGGAGTTACTTGGGTGATTTAGACCAAGATTTATCAACAACCGATGAACCAATATTTGGTAAAATACAAGTAAATGACAATGATTTAACCCATGGTGGTGAAGTTAAAATAAACAGTTCTTATGATGGTAGTGGATGGGGTACTAATAAAGGTATAGGAAGAATAACTTTTGGTTCACTTGATAGTAGTTTAGCGAGAACAGTTGCAACTATCGAAGTTAAACAAGAAGATAATGGTTCTGCATATCCAGATGAAACATACATGGTATTCAAAACCCTTGCAGGTACAGAGGGAACTCCACAAGAAAAGATGAGGTTATCAGCGGATGGTAATCTAACTGTAAAGGGTGATATTGTTGCATATGCATCTTCAGATAGAAGATTAAAAGATGAAATTATTCCAATTTCAAATCCAATTGAAAAAATAAATTCAATTGGAGGGTATAGTTTTGTATGGAATAATAAAAAACAAGATATTTATAAAGGTAAAGATTACGGAGTTATTGCCCAAGAAATCGAAGAAATACTACCAGAATTAGTTGATACTAGAGAAAATGGGTATAAATCTGTAAAGTACGATAAACTTGTATCACTTCTTATTGAAGGTATTAAAGAATTATCTTTAGAAGTAAAAGAATTAAAAGAAAAAATTAATAAGGAATAAATAATATGGCTCAAATCATTAGATTAAAAAGAAGTACAACGGCAGGAAGTGCTCCAACTACCTCCGATTTATCAATTGGAGAATTAGCAATTAACGTTCATGATGGTAAAGTTTTCTTAAGAAGAAGTGGTTCGGTTGATGATATTAGAACAGTTCTAACAAATGAGTACACTGGTTCAGTAAATATAACTGGTTCAGTTACAGCAACAGAATTTATAGGAGATGGTTCAGGCCTTACTAACTTAACAATAGAACAAACCTCAACTGTACAACAATCATTTGAAGGAACAACATGGAATGTTAATCACAATTTAGATACAGACAGTCCAATTGTTGCTGTATATGATGAAAATAGTTTTCAAATTATACCACAAGGAGTAAGAATAGTAGATGCAGATAATGTACAAATAACATTCCCTACTTCTGCAACTGGTTCTGCAGTAGTTGCTAAAGGTGGTCATATAGTAAGTGGTTCGATAGATGCTGATAACATTAGTGGATTCGATGCAAAAGTAAAAACAAAATTAAACCTCGATGGAATATTTAGTGGTTCTGGTCAAGTTACTTTACAAGGAGATGTAACTGGAACTGCAGCTTCTTCTTCAATTGCTGGATTAGATGGTGGAGATATATAAATTGAGTTATAGTACAAAAATAAAAATAATTAAATAAAGGATAGATAAAAATGATATTACACAGTCCCATAATTTCAGGTTCGTTAACATTCGCTGATAACGCTACCTTCAATTTACCAGATGGAGGAGAATTCTCTGGTTCATTTAGTGGTTCACTACAAATTGAAAAAGTTAAATCAGACTTGATACCTGATACTTCAGGAGCATACGATTTAGGTTCAGAAGCTTACCCCTACAAAGACCTTTGGTTAGTAGGAAGTACTTTGAATCTAGGTGGTATTGGTATTTCTGTTGGTTCATCAAATGACGGCCTTAGCTTCAAGAAAAAATCTGATAATACTCCTGCTGCAATTGGTGCTAAATCAATTAGTATTGGTGGTATCGGAGTAACTGGTAACAAAAAGTTCGGTCTTGATGCTCAAAACAAAGTACAAGTATTAGATGATAATGATGATGTTGATACTATTATAGTAAAAGATATCGTACTTAAAGATACTTCTGGTAATGGTAAAAACACCAAATTAAAAGTTACTGGTGGTAAATTTACATCAGAAGAGGTAAATGATAGTGGAACAACTACTAGTGCTGATGCTGAAGGTTCATTATCTGGTTCATTTACTGGTTCTATCCAAGATGCAGACTTTAATGGTGATGCTACTTTCAATAATGGAGTAAGTGTAACTGGTACTTCAGCACTTGGAGTAACAAATGTTTCTGGTCTTGCTTCCTTAGATGGTGGTGTAGATGTAGATGGAGCATTTACAGTAGCTGATTCAACTGGTAACGTATCAACAAGTGGTACACTTGGTGTAACAGGTACTTCTACACTTGGTGTGATAAACGCAAGTGGATTATTATCAGCAGATGCTGGTATTGATGTAGATGGAGCATTTACAGTAGCTGATTCAACTGGTAATGTTGTTACAAGTGGTACACTATCCGCAGGAAATACAACAGTTGGAACTTTAGGTTCTTCTGGTCTTGCTAGTTTAGATGGAGGTATAGATGTAGATGGAGCATTTACAGTAGCCGATTCAACTGGTAACGTTTCTACAAGTGGTACATTAGGAGCTGGAAATACAACAATTGCTGGTACAGTAGATGCATCGGGACTTGCATCACTTGATGGTGGTATTGATGTAGATGGAGCATTTACAGTAGCAAACACAAGTGGTAATGTTTCTACAACTGGTACATTAGCATCAGGACAACAAACTGTAACTGGTCATATCCTACCAGGAGCACACAACACATACGATTTAGGTTCAACTACACTATTCTGGAGAGACCTTTATCTATCATCAGGTTCATTATATATTAATGGACAACAAGTACTATCAACAGATGGAACAGATTTAACAGTACAAACTGATGCGGGTGAATCTCTAAAACTTTTAGAAACTGGTGCTGATACAATCACACTACAAACTGAAAATGGTGATATTACACTTACAAATGGAAGTGGTACTGGTAACATCGAATTAGATGCACCAATACAAATAACAGCTGGTAACAATATTTTATCTTCAGATGGAAATGCAATTGCATTTGCAAATGATATATCTGCTGGTAGTAATAGAATCTCGGCAAATAATATAGGTAACCTTCTAGGTACTTCTACAATTACTGGTTCATTCGTAGGTGATGGTTCGGGACTTACAGGTCTTGCAACTATATTAACTATTGATGATGCTAGTACAACACAAAATGTAGATTTAATCGCTGATGATTTACAATTCTTAGGAACTACAAATGAAATAGAAACTGCAGTAACTAAAGATAGTACAGATGTTAAAGTTACAATTGGTTTACCAAGTGATGTAACAATCGGTAATGATTTAACAGTAACTAACGATTTAGGTGTTAGTGGAAATGCAGTAATAACTGGTAACTTAACAGTTAGTGGTACAACTACAAGTGTTAATTCAAATACTGTTAACATTGGTGATAATCAAATAGTACTTAACTCAGATGAGACTGGTACTCCAACACAAAATGGTGGTATTGCAATAGAAAGAGGTAGTTCAACTAATGCTTCAATAATTTGGAACGAAACAAACGATTACTGGATGTCAGGTCTATTAGGAGCTGAAGAAAGAATCGTAGTAGGAGTTGGTAATACTGATATTACAACATTAGGTACAATTGGAACTGGTGTATGGAATGGTACAGCAATTACACACGATTACATCGGATTAGATGCAATTGACGGTACAAACATATCTGATGACTCAATCGATTCAGAACACCTTGTAGATTTAGGTATTGATACTGCTCACTTAGCAGCAGATTCTGTGACTGGAGCAAAAATTGCTGATAACTCAATAAATTCAGAACACTATGTAGATGGTTCTATTGATAATGTACATTTAGCAGCTGATTCAGTAAATGGAGCAAAAATAGCTGATAATGCAATTGATTCAGAACACTATACAGATGGTTCTATTGATACTGAACATTTAGCAGCTGATTGTATTAATTCAACTAAAATTGCTGATGGTAATGTTAATAATGAACACATTGGTGCAAATGCAGTAGATGGTTCAAAAATTGCTGATAATGCAATTGATTCAGAACACTATACAGATGGTAGTATTGATACTGCACATATTGGAGATTTACAAGTTACTAATGGTAAAATTGCTGCAGATGCAATTGATGGAGCTAAAATCGCTGATAATGCAATTAATTCAGAACACTATACAGATGCTTCTATTGATAGGGCTCACTTAGCAGATGATGTTATAAATTCTGATAAAATCGATGATAACGCAATTAACTCAGAACACTATGTAGATGGTTCTATTGATAATGTACATTTAGCAGGTGGAATTGCAGCATCAAAAATTACTGAGATTTCAGGTCTTACTGAAGCTGAGGGTTCTCAATTAGAAAAAATTGGTTCAAATGTAATCTCAGCAACCCAATGGGGATATTTAGCTAACAGTAACCAAAATGTAAAAACAGATTCTACTGTAAACTTTGGTAGTATAACATCTAGTGGTTTACTAGCAGTTAATGGAACTGGTACATCAGTATTTAGTTCTCACCTTAAATCACATTGTTTAGGTGTTGGTGTTAACCCATCTGGAACATCAGGTGAAATACACGCTGGAGCAGATATCGTAGCATATTCATCATCAGATAAGAGATTAAAAGAAAACATCAAACCAATTGATAATCCATTAGGTAAACTTCATGAAATAACTGGTGTTACTTTTGATTGGATTGAAAATTCTGAAGTACATTCTCACAAAGGTAATGATATTGGAGTTATTGCTCAAGAAATTGAAGCAGTTTTACCAGAATTGGTAACAACTCGTGAAAATGGATATAAAGCTGTAAAATATGATAAAATTGTAGCTTTACTAATCGAAGCAGTTAAACACCAACAATCTGAGATTTTAGAATTAAAGAATAAAATAGGTTAAAATAAAGGTAAATATAAACCCTCCTTTATGGGGGGTTTAATCCTTATATAAGGATTTTTCTATTTATCGAGTAATTATATAATGAAAACGATAAGTCATAAATATGGCACAGACAATCAAGTTAAAAAGGACTGCGGTACAAGGTAAGATACCGACTACATCTAACATCGAACTCGGTGAGTTGGCGATGAATACCTATGATGGTAGAATATTCTTTGAAAAGAATAATGGAACACCATCGGTACAAGAAATTATAACAACAGATGCAGAAGTAACTGGTTCACTTAATTTGAATGGTGCTTTATCGGCTTCTTCATTAAACATTACTGGTAATACTACAATAGGAGGTGATTTAACCTTAGAAGGTCAACTAACTATTGGAGATGCAACAACAGATTCGGTAAACGTAATAGCAAGTTTATCTTCCTCATTAATTCCACAAAGTACATTAAATTTTAATTTAGGTTCTTCATCTAAAAAATGGAGTACGGCATATATTGGTACATCTAATGTAGATAATCAAAATATAATTGATACTCGTTCTGGTCAAAACTATACATTGACAGTAGGAGCAAACTCAACTGGTGATAAATTCCATGTAGCCACTAATAATAGTACTAATGAAGGTATAGTATTATCATCTAGGGATACTGGTAATACATCAAATAAAAAATTATCATTTAGTGGTTCAGCATTCGAATTTGGAGGTGGAGATGTAAACATATTAGGTAATCTTACTTTAGGTGGTAATATTACAATAGGAGATTCAACTACTGATTCTATTGCAGTATCAGCAGATTTCTCTTCATCGTTAATACCAGATAGTGGTTCAACTTACGATTTAGGTTCTTCTTCTAAAGCTTGGAATGAAGTTCATGGTAAAACATTATATGGTGATGGTTCAAACATTACTAACATTACAGTAGATGCAGCAGCAACTGTATCATCTACCTATACAAATTCATCTTCTATAACTGTTTCTCATAACTTTAACACGAGAAATATATTAGTTGCAGTATATGATAACCAAAACAATCAGATACTCCCTCAGAACGTAAATACTTCCAATTTAGACCAAGTAGTAATTACTCTTTCATCTGCACAATCAGGTACAGTAGTAGTTGCAAAAGGTGGACATATTGTAAGTGGTTCTGCTAATGATTCAAACCAACTAAATGGACAAAATGCAGCATACTATTTAGATTATGATAACTTTACAGATATTCCAAGTGGAATAGTAAGTGGTTCTTCACAAACAGTAGAACACTTACCAACTGGTGTAATTTCTGGTTCACAATCAGCTGCAAGAGCACAATTAGGATTAGATACTGGTAATTCTCCAACATTTACAGGATTAACTTTATCAGGTGATTTAATAGTACAAGGTACAACTACAACTCTTAATACTACAACCTTTAATGTAGAAGATAATATTATAGAACTTAACTATGGTGGAACTGCAACTGAAGGTGGTTTATTCGTAAAAGATTCAACTGGTACTTCAACTACAAGTGGTTCTCTTTTATGGGATGCTACAAATGATTATTGGAAAGCAGGAAAAGCAGGTTCAGAATCTAAAATTTTATTAGCAAATGGAGATAGTATAGTTTCTGCATCAGCACAAACAATATTACATTTAGGTGGAACTGGTATAATTTCAGGTTCATCACAATTAGATGGTACAAGTATCGGAGCAACTTCTGATATTATAGCAAGTGGTTCTTTTAGTGGTTCTTTTGTTGGTGATGGTAGTGGATTGACTGGAATTCAAGTTGACCAAATTGCAAGTGTAACTGCATCTTTCTCTAATCAATCAACTATAAACGTATCACATAATTTTGATACAAGGAATGTATTAGTTTCTACATATGATTCAAGTTATAATCAACTTATACCACAAACAGTATCTTTAACTGATTCAAATACAGTACAAGTTGTTTTATCAGGTGCTCATTCTGGTCATGTTGTAGTTGCAAAAGGTGGACACGTTGTAAGTGGTTCAACCTCTGCAGATAATATTAGTGGTTTGAGTGATAAAATACAAGAACTTACTTCATATAGAGAAGATGTAAGTGGTGCCTCTTTTTATAGTATAACTCATAACTTAAATGAGAGTTATCCATTTGTACAAGCTTGGAATACTACAAATAATACACAAGAAGTACCATTAGATATAGAATCAACTTCAATAAATGCAATCACAATTTCTTTCTCAGCAAACTTTGCAGGAAAAATAATAGTAAAAAAATAAAATATGTATGATGTCTATTATACAACTGGTGGTGGTCCTTGGTTAAACGCAGGAACTGATACATGGGTTAATATTTGGTTAGAAGAAATAGCACCTAAATTAAAAGTAAAACCAGTACTTCTTATTCATAGAAACAAACCAAAAAACTTTCATAATCATAATTACACTTTCCCAATACAAACTCATTGGCATGGTGATGATATAAGAAAATTTGAAAAAATAGTAAAAGATTGTAGAAGAATTCATATATTACATGGCCATTACACACCACAAAGAGCCATAGAAGATAATAAACATAAAATATATAGTAACGTATTACATAACTCAGTTGACCATATTGTAAAATCAACTATGTTTAGTGATGTTCCAGTTTTATCTCATCCATTTCATTCTTCTAAATGGGAGATTGAAGTAAATGAATGGGCAAAAAAATCAATATGGATTGGTTTATTTCCATTAAAGTATCCTACAATTGATATAACAAATTTCTATGAATTCAAAAAAAATAAACCATTAAGTAATTCAACTAATATTGGATTTGCAGCAAGATGTGAAGGGAGAAAAAATCCACATCTATTAGATAGGAAAAAAGGATTTGCATTTACAGATGGAAAAGAGTTAAATGATTTATGGAAAAAAGGACAAGGACTTGATTTTACTAAATTAAAAGTATATCATTACAATCCAAAATATAAAGATACTTTTTATAACATGGATTGGGGTATATCTCATTCTTGTTTTACATATGAACCATTTGGATATTCTATTTTTGAGGCAGTTGATTATGGTAAATTACCAATTTTGCACCCTACTTGGTGTAAAAATTTTGAATATCCTTATAGAGCCGCATCGCAAAACGAATTTACTGATATTTATAATAGACTAATAACAGAGTCTTTTGATATAAAAAACAAGTGGTTTAACATTCTTAAACAGTATATGATAAAAAATTTCACAGATAAACAGAAGTGGATAAATCAATTACTTGATATTTATAACATATAGGAGAAAAATATGGCAAGAAGTTCAGGAGATACCCTCTCATTAAATGCATTAGCAGGAGCAACTGGAAATACTCAAGGTTCAGATGTATCCTTAAATACTATTAACAGTTCAGCTGGAACTGAAGTATCGTTAGATGACTTCGGAATAGATACAGTTGGTTCAATATCAGGATATACTTACTTAGTAGAGGATACTGCTGATACCTATACACTTGGATTTACAGGTGCGGGTGATAAATTTAGTACTATAGCTTTGAGATATCAAAATTTTGTTTGGACAAAGGATGAAATCGAAGTTGAAAGTGATATAACTATATCCTCAAACCAAGATGCAACAGCAACTATAACTGCTAAAACTGATATAGGTGGTTCAAGTCAAACTTTAGTATCACAAGTATCTAACCAACAAAATACTCTTGAAGTAAAATTTGTTGATGGATTTAATGACCATGCAACTGATTATAACGTAGTAAAAACGAAAACTATATATGTAGTTGATTCTTACGATGGTAACTCTGATGCTCTTTGTTTATCATTGGATACTCCTGTAACAAAAGCAGATGGAACAATCATATCAGCTGGAGATGTACAAGAAGGAGATATTCTTAAAGGATTTGAAATTGCAAGTTTAGGAGAAGATTCAGATGAAGATTATCTAAATTGGTCTACAAGTGATTTATCAACAACATCAGAAGATGTAACAGTAACATCTGTTATATTCTCATTTGCTGATAGAATATATGATATAAACGATGGTGAACTACAAGTTACTGGTGAACACCCAATGTTAGTTAAAGTAGATAACACATTTAAGTTCAAACCTGTTTTAGATATTCAGGTAGGGGAATATTTGGTAAAAGGAGATAACTCATTAGTAGAAGTTACTTCCAAAGAATCAACAGTTGGTTCAACTGAAGTTGTTTCAATAGATGTAGAAACCGAAGATACTTATTTAGCAAATGGATATATTACTCATAACAAAGGTGGAAATACATTTAGTGACCCATTACCATCGGCAGTAACTGGCCTTGCATATTCTGACCCTGATTTATCATGGACTGAATATACAGGAGCAAGTGACTATTCAGTACAAATAGATAATAACTCTGATTTCTCATCACCTATTATTAATAAAAGTAATTGGAATGCTGAGACAATGCAGCTTAGATTAGGTGCTTCACCATATAACTTAAGTGATGGTACTACATACTATGCAAGAGTAGCGGCTAGAAAAGGTGGAAGAATAGGTACTTACTCAGCTACTCTGACATTTGAAGCTTAAAATTTTACGTTTTCTAAAATACTATATATTTATATATATTAATGTAAACAACAAAAATTAATTAGTTATGGCGAATACGCAAAAATTTACAAAAGAAGAAATTCAATCAATCGAAGATTTGAAAAAATCAGTTGGTGTTATTTTCACTCAACTAGGACAGCTTTCTATTCAAAAAAGTAGAACTATTCAACAATTTGAAGAGCAAGAAGATGCTTTAATACAAAAACATCTAGAATTGGCACAATCTGAACAAGAAATTTTCAAAGGATTGAATGAAAAGTATGGAGATGGGAACTATGACCCTAAAACTGGTGAATTTACACCTGTTGAAAAAGAAGCTCCAGCTGAAGAAGAATTGCAAGAAGCAAAATAAGCTTTTTTTATTAATATGAAACACGAATCATTTATTTCACCCTTTCCTCATATAGAAATTGAAAATATAATAACTAATGAAGAGAATGAATATTTGTACTCTGCTGCACTTGATGCGTTAGCACCATATGAAGAAGATTTGAAAAATTACAAATATTGGGTTTTAGAAAGGGATAAACATAAAATAGATGAAATTGGATTAGATAACTTAACTAGTGGTAAAAATAAGTATTTAGTTCAAAATAATAATGGAGTGCATCTTGAGGGAGAAAAATATATTGGACTTCAAGGTAAAATAATTGACAGGTTAGAAAAAATACAAGAAGAAAATTTAGATAATTTTCCTATTCTATTTAGACCTAATACTGGAAAAAAACTGGAATGGAGTGTAAATTTATGTATTTCTAACAATGTACATACACTTTATCCCCATTCAGATGATATTTATAATATAGGTAATAATATGGGATATGATAATAAAAAAATTATCGAATCCCTTGAGCTACCTAGATATAAAGGAATCTTGTATGTAGGAGATTTAGACTTAGACTATACAGACTATGGAACTAGATTTTATGCAGAAGAGGAAAGAAAAAACTTTTCAGACCCATTTAGTGGGTTTGAAGAAATAAAAGAAGTGAAGTGTATTCCTAGGAATGCTCACTTTTTCAAAACACAACCGAATAGTTATCATGGTACTGATTTCAAAAATGGGTTTCAACATCAAAGAATATTTGGAACGATTTCTTATTATTAGTATAAAAAATATTTTTCGGTGAAGTTATTAATACTTATATAAGAGTATAATATACATAAAATTAACTAAGGAGTAAATAAAATGGCAGAAAAGATTGTATCACCTGGTGTATTTACGAGAGAAAATGACCTTTCTTTCTTATCACAAGGAATTGGAGAAATCGGAGCAGCAATAATTGGACCTTTCCATAAAGGACCTGCTTTCGTACCAACCGTTGTTAATACACAATCAGAATTCGAAGAAATATTCGGTACACCCAATGGAGATTACTATTCGGGATATACCGTACAAAATTATCTAAGAGAAGCTGGAGTGGCTACTATTGTTCGTGTAGGACATATTGGTGGTTATACTCAAGCTAAACCTCTAGGTATTAAATTAAGTGGAGTTGGAACGAAAGATGACCAAATAATTGGTATCCTTCATGCAACTGATAACTTAGCATTAAATGTTGAGTTAGACGATACCACAGTAATTAACTCATCACCCTCAGCATCAGCATTTGAAATTTCAGGTTCTTTATTAGGAACTGCAATTTCAGCATCTGTACTTCCATCAGCTGGAAACGATATATCAGATGTATTTGGAGAAGATGCTTTCGGTAGTAAAAACGTTTATTCATACAAATATTTTGAAAATGCGGCAACAAACTTTGCTAACCACTTAACTAATAGTGGTTCACAAGTTTCACTTGTTGAATTAGCAGACCAAGATTTCACACATGATGTTCAACACGCTTCCACTCCTTGGATACAATCACAGTTGATTTCTGGTGAGAGACATAACTTATTTAAGTTACATACTCTTGGTGATGGTAATTATGCAAACACAGAATATAAAGTATCTATCTTTAATGTAAAAGCGGCTGGTAGTTCAAATGCAACTGATTACGGAACTTTCTCAGTAGCTATTCGTTCATTTAATGATACTGATAAAAGAAAAGTAGTACTAGAAACATTTAACAATGTATCACTAGACCCTGCATCACCTAACTATATTAAGAAAGCAATTGGTGACCAAAATCTTACTATTGATGCAGTTGGAAAAATGACAATGAATGGTGATTATGCAAATCGTTCTAAATTCGTTAGAGTTGAAACGATTAAAGAAGGAGCATCACCTGTAACTGCAGTACCATTTGGACATGGTGCATATACTAATCCAATTTTAGTAGGTGGTTCTGAATCAGATATTCCAGCAGTGATATTCTCAACAGGTTCATCAGATAACAATTCTTCTAAATCAGTAGCTTACTCAGGTATAGATTTAGAAAGTGCAATTGTTAAAATTGATAACAAAGGATATTTATCACCACTACCTGCTTCGGCAACTGTTGGTGGAAATACAGCTTTCTCATTTGATGCAAATATAAACATTTCAGGTGGTACTCAAAATCACTCAGATGATGGATATGGAACTTATAACTTTGCTTATACTATATCTACATCAGATGATGCATCAACAATCAATAAGAGACAGTTTACAGTAGGATTCCAAGGTGGATTCGATGGTAAATCTCCAACAATCAAATCGGCTAAGGCTGATGATTCAGAATGGGGTGCTGGTAACTCACAAGGATTTAACTTATCTACTTCAACAGCAAGTGGTTCAGTTGCATATGTAAAGGCAATTAACTCAGTATCTAATCCAGATGATTTCGATATTAACTTAGTATCTGCACCAGGTGTAGTTAGAAGATTACATTCTTATGTATTCGATAAAGTAGTTGATATGGTAGAATCTAGAGAAGATGCATTCTTCATTGGTGATTCAACTGATAAAGATGATACAATAGCTCAGGCTATTCTACAAGGTGAATCAGTTGATTCTAACTATGTTGGTACTTACTACCCATGGGTTAAAACAATTGATAGTAGAACTAATAAACTAACTTCAGTTCCACCATCAGTATTGATGCCAGGAATATACGCTGAAAATGATGCAGTTGCTGCCGAATGGTTTGCACCAGCTGGATTAAATAGAGGTGGTATCACAGGAGCAGTTTCTGTATTAAACAGATTAACACATGCTGAAAGAGATACACTATATGAAGGTAAGATTAATCCAATCGCTTCTTTCCCTGGTGAAGGTATCGTTGCATTTGGACAGAAAACTCTACAAGATAGAGCATCTGCACTTGATAGAATCAACGTAAGAAGATTATTAATCAAAGTTAAGAAATATATTGCTTCAACATCAAGATACTTAGTATTTGAACAAAACACATCTCAAACGAGAGGTAAGTTCCTAAATACTGTGAATCCTTATTTAGAAGGAATACAACAAAGACAAGGACTTTATGCTTTTAGAGTTGTAATGGACGAATCAAACAATACACCAGACGTTATCGATAGAAATATCTTGGCAGGGGCTATTTACTTACAACCTACAAAAACGGCTGAATTCATTGTAATTGATTTCAACATTTTACCAACAGGAGCATCGTTCTCAGCATAATTAATTAAAAATAAAAAATAACTATATTTATAGTTGTTAACTAGGAGATAAAAAAATGGCAGAAGTATTAGAATTTAACGATATGTTCTACACGAACTTCGAACCGAAGATGAAGAACAGATACATCATGGAAATTGATGGTATCGCTTCTTATCTTATTAAAGCGGCTAACAGACCTTCAATTACATTTGAACCTGTTGTTCTAGACCATATCAACGTAAAGAGAAAATTAAAAGGTAAAGGTGAATGGCAAGATATAGAGGTTACTCTATACGACCCAATCGTTCCAAGTGGAGCACAACAAGTAATGGAATGGGTGAGAACATCACACGAATCTATTACAGGTAGAGATGGATATGCAGATTTCTATAAAAAAGATATCGATATCTATATGTTAGGACCAGTTGGAGATAAAATCGAAAATTGGAAAATTAAAGGTGCATTTATTAACAGTGCAGTATTTAATGATTTAGATTGGAGTTCAAATGACCCATCTGAAATTACTTTAACTCTTTCATACGATTACGCTATATTAGAATACTAATACAAACAATACTTTTGATACTTCCATATAAAAGGTTCTCTTAGTGAGAACCTTTTTTTTTACAACTTTTTCAAAGTTATATATTTATATACGAACATTAAAATAAAAGTTTATGGCAAATTATGATTTTCCAACAGAAATCATCTCACTACCCTCACAAGGTAAGTGTTATCCTGAGAGTAATCCTCTCTCGAAGGGAACCGTTGAGATAAAATATATGACTGCTCGTGAAGAAGAAATTCTTGCATCGCAGAATCTAGTGAGAAAGGGGGTAGTGATAGACCGGCTTTTCGAATCAATTATAGTTGAAAAAGAAATTAATATAGATGATATTGTATTAGGGGATAAAAACGCAATATTATTAGCAACTCGTGTATTAGGTTATGGACCTGAATACAAAATAGAAGTACTAAACTCATTGGGAGAACAACAAGAGGTTATTGTTGATTTAGGTAAAGTACAAACAAAAGAAATTGATTTTGATTTATTATCTTCTGAAAATAAATACGATTTCACTACACCACATGGAAAAGATGAATTAGAATTTAAGATTCTAACTCATGGAGATGAATCAAAGATAGATGCTGATATAAAAGCATTACAGAGATTAAACAAGGGTAGTGTATCAGCAGAACTTACTACAAGATATAGATACATGATTCTTTCAGTAAATGGTGAATCTGATACAAAATCTATCACTAACTTCATTAATAACAAATTCATTACTCGTGATACTAGAGCATTCAGAGAATACATTGCTAAGATAACACCTGATATCAATATGGAATTCGATTTCGAGGATGAACAAACAGGAGATGTGGAGGTGAAAAACATCCCTATGGGAGTTGGGTTTTTTTGGCCTACCGAGTAACTACTCAGTTATACTCCATCAACAGATTTTTGAAATGTGTTATTATGGTAATGGGTTTACTCAAGAAGGAGTTTATCGTTTACCAGTCCACATTAGAATGTTTTATTATAAACAACTTGCTGATGCTAAGAAAAAAGAGCAAGAACAAGTAAAAAAATCTCAAAAACAACAACAAGGCTCTTCCCCAAAGGGGCCAAATGTAAGAGTGAGGAAATAATTCCTCACTTTTTTTATGCTCTATATTTATAGTAGTATAATTGGAGATTAATATGAAGATAACTAAAAAACAATTAAGAGAACTTAAATCCAAACCATACTTTCAAAACGAAGGTATTATAAGTAGATTATTTGCCAGAAAACTTGGAAAATTATTAAAGAAAGATAATGATTTCAAAAAGGCAGTAGATAATCTAGATTCTGCACAGGATAAAATGAGAAAATCAATTATTGATGCAGAAAAAGCAGGAGTTAAAATTCCAAACGAACTTAAGAAATACGCTGGACTTTAATAGATGGCAAAATCTAAGGCAGAAATACAAAAAGAATATAATGAGGCTTTACAAGTATCTCAATCATTAACCGGTGCGTTAAATAAAATGATTGATGATACTGAAAAATCTCAAAAAAAAGTATCTGATGCTCAAAAGGAATTTAATAATAGATTAAAAAGTATAAATTCAGGTGCAACTGATTATGAATCTACTCAAGATGCAATCTTAGCACTAGAAAAACAAAAAGCTGGATTATCTAAACGATATTTTGGTGCAAATAAAAAACTTCTTCCACAAAAACAAAAAGAAGTTCAAGCAAATATTGATATCTTATCTGCAGATTCAGAAAGGTTAAAGCTAACTAACGAATTAGATTCCAAAGCTATGAGACTTTCAGATACCTTAACTTCTGGTCTTGATGGGTTTCAGAGTTCACTTGGAAGTATACCTGTATTGGGTGGAATGCTTCAAAGTATAACCTCAGGTCCTCTTGAATCAATGAAAGGTGCTATTTCTGATTCTGCAAAACGTTTTGTTACTGGTTTTTCTGCTGCAGCTGCAGGAGGAAAGGCTGGTATCATGGGATTTGTTAAATCTTCCATAGGAGGGTTTAGAGCAATGGGTGTTGCAATGTTAACAGGTCCTCAAGCAATTATATTTGGAATTGTTGCTGTAATAGCCTTAGCTATTAAGGCATTTGCAAACATGGAGGCTGGTGCAAAAGCATTTAGGGATGAGACTGGATTACTAAATTCTCAAACCAAAGAAATGGAAGGGAATATAAATTCCGTCTATTTAGAAACTGTTGGATTAGGTGCATCGATGGAAGATGTTGCTAAAGCAGCAGCTGATTTCACAAACGAATTTGGTGGTATTGAACAACCAGCTGCAAATACAATGAAATCCATGACAGTTCTTAGTAAGAACTTTGGGGTTTCAACACAAGATGCAGCAAAATTAAATAAAGCATTCCAAAACATGAGTGGAATGAGTGAAGAAGTTGCTCAATCTAACTTAGAATCATTAACTCACTTAGCTAAACAAGCAGGAGTTGCTCCAGGTAAAGTAATGGCTGATATTGCAGAATCGGCGGAAGATGCAAATGGATTCTTTAGAGGAAATGTACAAGCGATGGGAGCTGCAGCAATAAATGCAGCCAAAATGGGTACATCTCTTAAAAAGGCAGTGGAGATATCTCGTGGTTTATTAAACTACCAAGATTCAATTGGTGGTGAAATGGAAGCTAGTGCTATCTTAGGTACTAACTTAAACTTCTCTCAATCTCGTTATCTTGCAGCTCAAGGTGATGTAGTTGGTGCACAAGCATCGATGGTAGAACAACTTAGAAACCAAGTTGATTTACAAAACATGAGTGTATTTGAACAAGAAGCTCTTGAAAAAGCAACAGGTATGACTCTTGGTGAGATGCAAAACATGGCTAGAATCCAAGAACTAGGATTAAGTACAGAAGGTGAAAGAGGAAAACTTTTACAAAAGGCACTTAAAGCTGGAATGGATATCTCTAATATGAGTAAAGAAGAGATTGCAGCCGCAACTGATAAATTAGCATTAGAAGAAGAAAGACAAGGTAGATTAGAATCTTTAGGTAATAAAGTTTCAGCATTGGGTGCATCACTAACACAAGCATTTTTACCTATTGGTGAAGTACTAATGGGTGCGTTATCTGGTCTTGTACCTATTCTATCAGGTGCAGGTAAAATATTAACAGCCGTTATAAAACCAATAGTATCTATTACTAGTTTTTTATTCAAAGGAATTGGAAAAACAATAGAAGCTTTTATGGGTGCATTAAAACCTGGATTTGATGCTATGATGAATGCTCTTAAACCTATACAGGATTTATTTGCTAAAATATTTTCACCTAAAGGGGATAGTGGTAAGTTAATGGATATTATGAATCGTACATTTTCTTTTCTTGGTAATATTGTAGGTACTGTTGTTGGAACTGCTTTCAAAGCAATAGGAGATGTAATCACACATATCGCTAATACATTTGGATATATTATAGATTTCTTCAAAGGAGATATTGGATTTGGTGAAATGGTAAGTGGTATTCTTGGTAGTATGGTTGAAATGGTAGGTAATATAGTTACTACTCTATGGGAAGGTATTAAATCAGTATTTAGTGGTTTAGGTACTTTCATATATGACCAAATAAAGGATACGCTAGGATGGTTTGGTAGTTTCTTTGGCGGAGATGATACAGAAGAAACAGAAACTGTAAGACCTCCTGCTGATGCATCAGTACAAGAACAAGAAGCTTATGGGAATTACAAAGATAACCCAATAATGGCAGCAAAATCTCCTATTGAGGAAACTGAAATGGGAACGATATCTCAAATGGCTGCAAGTGGTGATATAGTTGGTGCAGCTAAACAAGTAGCTGGTACTGATATGAGTGAGGTAGTAAACGCCATAAAAGAATTAACAAATGTATCTACGGCAAATAAAGATGTTTATATAGATAATGAAAAAATTACCTCTCGTATTACCAAAACACAAGAGAAAAGTAATATTAACCAATTTGGATTAATGGGAGCTTAATTATATGCCAACACTATTAGAACTTTTTAAGAATAAAGATTCGTTTAAGTATGGAACAGCTTACTCTGAAGTAAAATCTGATACTGAAACTCTTGTAGAACAAGAAACAAGTGGTATTAGAATTAAATCTTTGGTAGAGATTAACAATCCTCTCATTTATGGAAATGAAGCTGGTAGAATATCATTAAGAAGTACACCTGATTTAGAAAAAATGAAAACTAATACAGGTGGTGAAGGTGGAGATGGTGGATTAATTGGAAAGGGTTTAAGTAAAATTACTGGTGGAGCTGTATCCTCAATTTCTGATGTTAGAGATAAAGTAAACTCTAAGTTAGGTATACCAGAAAACTTAATACCAACAAAAGTATCTGATAAAGTAATTGAATTAAGAGGTAAAGAACTAACATCTGCAGACCCAATAACACCTGATACTATGGGTAAAAATGGAACTGGCTTAGGTAAGTTCTTAAAAAATAGTGGTGGGGGTAATCCTAAAACAATTGGAAAACAAGCTTTAGGTAATGGTATTGGATTTGCAAAAGATAAACTTAGAGGAGCTTTATTTGGAGAGGCACAAGGTTTAGGAGATGCACAAAGTACAAAAGAACCTCAAGTTAATTATACAAATAGTAAAAAGGGAGAAACATATTCTGACCAAAAAGAATCTGTTAAAAATGCTAAAGGTGATGAATTATTAGAAGAATTAAAAGAAACCAAATTAGATTTATCTAAGGTTTCTCCTATATATGGAGTAAAACGAGAAGCAAGTGGTAATAAACAAAAAGGAACATTTGGTATAGGAAATAATCCATTCTCTTTTAATTCAGCTAATCCCAAAAAAGGAGAAAAATTACCAACATTTACACCAAAAGATGGCGAAGGTTATTCTCAATTCATAAGAGATGATGATGATAAAACAACTTTAGAAAAAAGAGGTTTAACTCGTGGTGGGGATACGATTGCAATGGGAGACCCATATACTACCACAGTTAATACTGAAAATGGTGAAGTTACTGTTAAAGGATTTTCACCAGTAAAAGATTTAGTTCCTTTATTCATTGGTAGGTATAAATCAAAAACATATCCAATGATGGCATTTAGATGTTCAATTACCGGTCTAACCGAAACATCATCACCATCTTGGGCATCAAATAACTTTGTTGGTAATCCATACAAATACTATATTTTCGAATCAGTAGAAAGAAGTGTATCATTTAACCTACAAGTATATGCACAGAATCCATTGGAACTTGCAAACAACTGGTCTAAATTATCTAACTTAACCAAATTATCATATCCTTTAATTGAGAACAACATGGCTCATCCAAATTTTACCGAATTTACCCT